GTGTTTCATTGCCTTCGTGTATAACTTATAGAGTTTTGCCTTATCGTTTTCGTCAAGATTGAGATCTTCATACGCAAGGACTGGATCAGACGTTTTGAAATCTTTCTTACGCATGATCGTTTTGTTCGTAACTTCGAACTCACCGTTCTTGAAATCGACCACAATAGGTAGATTAAGATCGGACTGTATGTCCTTCAGAACTGCTTCGGTGTCTCCATGTTTCTTGATGTTCTTTCCTTTGTTCCTTGCGATCTTCTTGAACAATCTTTGCAACTCCGCAACTGTGATAGCTGGTTTGTTACGTTTGTCATTCATACGATCCGCAAAATGTTTTGTAAATTCAATGTCAATGTCGAACTTATTCAAAAGACGATCACCGAACTTCTCAAGATCCGCAAGTTGTTTTGCGGTGACTTCTTCCTTGTACAACTCCGGAAACTTCTTCTTCATCGCCTGAGTGTATTTCGAAGGTTTCGTCTCGGCGGATGCATCGCCCGGAGCGGGTTTGTATGCCGAAGGATCTTCGTCGGACTTCTTCGCACCCTTCTCAAAGTGACGAGCTCGAGCGGTCTTAGTGGACTTCTTCATGTCCTTTCCGTAATACTTTGCGGGTTGTGTTCCCTCACGATCCTTTATATCCTTGTCCTGTCGAACCTCGGAAAGACTATCAACGAAGTGTTTGTTTTCGTTGGTGTCAATGATGAAATTTGTTCTTCTTTCAGCAATGGTGATTTCGGTGTTTCCCGAGTAAACCGTATCTCCAACATTGAAGATGTCACCCGCAACATATCTCTCACGAATAGTAGACAACTGTGGCAACTGAATATGTTTGCGAAAGTTGACCTTTTCCTTCAATCCCATTCTCTTACGAAGTAGATTGAAGAGCGTCATATCCTCACCATAAGATCTTGGTAGACCCTGAGAAAAGGATTTGAAGTCACCTGCAACTGCGGCTGCTCTCATCTTAGAGGCGCTCATTCCTGTCACACCTTCTGCATCGGGATCTCTTTCACCGGCGGAGATGACATCAATACCATCCGGAAACTCGTAGAAACCATGTCGTCCCTCGACTCCAACATATTTGTTGAGCAGTTTACGAAATTCGGCAACACGATCCGATCCAACAACCATTACGATGCGAGTGAATCCCTGATCGTAAAGAGAAGTCGCGACATCAAAGACGTTCTTGATTCGCGAATCGAGAATGATGTTCCTTCCATGTTTCGGAAACATCTTACGCATGATCTTTACCTTCTCATCGTATTGAAGAGGATTTTTCTTGGCATCTTGAGAGTGAGATGCGTACACACGATAGTTGCTACCAATCGCCACGGATGCAAGTTTGTTCATCAACTTCTCGTGACCCGTTGTCGGTGGATTGAACCGACCGAAAGTAAATACTACTTCGTTTTTCTTCTCTTCGCTATACTGTTTAAATGTTTTCACGGTATTATTTATCTCTCCCAACCCTTTATTACATCCTTTGAAAAATTGTTCATTGAGAACTCCATACGATCCACAAGTTTTACGGCGCCATCATTTGTCTTGTCGATTGCAACAAAACCTTCACTGCCTGTGACTTTAAAACCGTTTCGAGTTCTCACAAAGGTGTCAAGTTCCTTGACCTTATCCAACTTTGCAATGATAAGAAGTTTAGCATCAACAATTGCGTTCTGTAGAGCAAAGACCAAATCCAAGTTCTTTTTATTGTCCTTTGAGAAGAACTTCATGACCTCATCGAGCTTTGCCTGTACTCCGGCCTTACCCTTTTCGGTCTTTCTCTTCTCCATTTCCTTACCAAACTTATTCCCAAACCAAAGGATTAAATCGTTGACGTGTTTCCCCGTGTTCTGTATCCTCTCCCCCCTCCGCACTAAGGAGTTGTTGAAGGTCTCGATGTATCCAGCGAGCTCGCTGTTTGATTGGAGTTGACGCAACGTAGTGCCCGCTATCTTTTGAAATATCTTTCCGGCTTTTGATAGTGCCTCCGTTACCTCTCTTGTTTCTGTGTCGGTGAGTGTTGCTGTTCCGCTTTGATCCTTGTAATCCGCGTCCTGATACCATATAGAAGTTTTTTTCTTAAGTTTACCGATGTCTACTCCGTATGATGCTTTCATTTCCTCAAAGGATTTTCCTGTGTAGGTTGTATGAAAGACCACACCTAAGTTTGCCTTCATTATGGTTTTTGCTAGGTCTGACTTGACGGGTACTGCATAGACGATTGTGTTTGGTTGGAATGTTACGTACTTCTCACCGTCGATATTCTCAACGCTAAGATCATTCTTTGTAAACATAATATCGCCTTGAATCACATCTTTAATTCCAAGATCTTTCAATTCATTGTACGCTGTTACGAGTTTATCCGCAAGATCTCCGGAAGTATCAGCACGAACATCGGCTTCTGACTTGTAGACCTTTGGATCCTTATTGAAAATTCCTTTCTTTGCAACGAAGAACTTACCATCACTTGGATCAGTTCCGGCAAAGACTGCGGGCGCTCCGTCCCACTTGACTGTTACATCGAAGCGACTCTTACCCTGTCCTGCCAACATATCGCGAAACGCACGAAGAGCAGCGATTGCATCTCTTGCACCAGTCACACCCCCGTAGATCACACGATCTTCGATGTGTGTCATGTGGACATTCTTGCCAGTCTTTGACTCGACTATAAACTCTTTGAATCCTATCATTTAAAAATCGCCTTAAACTTTGGTGTTGCAACTGCTTGGAATTGTGGGTTTGCAGTATAACTACCCTTATAACGAATCTCCAAGTCAATAATCTTTACACCATCAGTGAAAATAGAGAAAAATACCTTTGCAGCGCCGGCATCCTTTTCCCAGGCCTGTTTCTTGCCTGGTGTTGGTTTCATTTCAATCTTGGAGTCAAAAATTTTAGTCAAAGCAGAAATTGTTTGTGGTGTATCTTTTAGTTCTGCCTTCTCTACATTTATCTTTCCTTTTACAAACTTACCAATTCCCGTAAGAAGATAGAATTTAAATTCATTTGTGTTTTCGATATCTTTCATTTTTGTTCTGAAAAGAAGTTCGATAAACTGCTTAACAAAATCTTCAGAGTGTGCAACCAAAACTTGATACACTCGTCTAAAGAAAGAGTTCTTTCTATCTTTCAAATAAACACCCATCTGTTTTTGTGAAATATCACGAATCATCTTCCCCTTTTCTTTGTCAGATAATCCTTTGGGAGACTTCTTGTAATGTTTAAATAAAACATGATCAAAAAATCTCTGTTTACTTGCTTCAATTGATTCTACAGTCTTTTTACCTAGAATATCTTTTAGAATACCAACATCACCAGTAATTGGTTTGTTAATTAGTGTGGGATCAACATCAGACGACTTCCCCTTTTTCTTTAGGGAGAAGCCATGAAATACACCATCATTGTTTTTTACAACAATGTCAGAAGAATTATAGTCCTTTACACCACCAATCGGTGGGTTGTATTTTGAAATATCTTTATGCCAACCCTTACCAGTCCAGTACACTTTTACTGGATTCGGACAAACCTTTAAAATTGCATTTGATGAAGAAATAGCAGTCGCAAGATCATTAAAATTACCGTTAAATTGGTCTACAAGTTCTGGCCTTGATGTTGCACCTTCAATTTTATCGAAAACTTCTTTTGCTCCTTCAATCATCTCAACCGCTTCGATCTCTGAGATTGAACCACTAGTAACTCTATTTAAAACAAGAGCAGCAACCATCATCTCTTGTGTGTTCTCATTAATCTTGACTCCATCCTTACCGATAGAACCTTGACCAAATGTCACCCCACCTAATTCTGGTGTATTATTCTTTATCCATTGTCTAATCTCGTTTTGCGTATCTTGGTTTTTAGCGCCTCGAATCTTAATCTTATTCGCGCCACCAGCAACAGGGATATCATCTAGGCCTAGAGACACAAGGTGAGAAATTAGTTTTTTAAGGGCATTCTTGTCTTGCTTGGTATCGAAACCATCTACATCTTCGGGTGAAGAAATAGGAACATTAAAGGCCTCTGATATTGATAAAAATTCTTTAAACTTTAACATAGATCCCATGAATTAGATAATGTATCTATTTATAAGATTAACTAATTTAAATGAAACCCTTTGCCCACTTTTCGTGAGTGTAATCAAATTCCTCCATGTATCTCACATAGAGACCAGTTTCTCGACCAGCCGCCTCGATCTCCCATGGCCAATCGTAATAGTGAAACTTGTTGCAATCAAATTCTTCGCCTTTCCAAAAGACGGTATCCAGAGATAATCGAGAATCTTTCATTTCTCCGGTGGCGTATTGTTTGACATGAACCATCTCATGAGCCAAGGTCTCAATCAAAGACGCAAGACCATTGCTTGAGTCCAGACGAATCGTAAACTCTCTTGGTTTGTTTCGACGATCTTCCCAGATGCAGTCTCCTTCTGTCTCCTCTTTGTGCTTGAGTCGATGGATCAATTCAATGTTCAGAACAAGACTTGGTAACTTTCTTTTGAAGAGAAGCTTCTCGAAGAAGTAGGCAGCTCGTTCAACATGTTCCCTTTTTGTCTCGGTAGAACCTTCTATTTCAACTATCATCTTACCTCATTATGAACTAAGAACTCTCAAAGTCAACACCTAATCGTGTAAAAAAGATGTAAAAGTGGATATTTGTCCAGTTTTTGCACCTAAAAACTGGACTTTAGATCTTGAACGAACTGAAATCGTGAGATGAACTCTTATCGGAAGTCGTCGAATCGTCTGATGTAAGAGTTTGAGCGGAATCTTCCACGTCGTACAACCTCATCTTTGACCGATCAATTCCCACCACAAATCTCTTGTTTTGAGTTGGATCGTTGTACCGATTCTTGAGTTGTTTGATCATCAGTTGATTGAGACCTTCGAGTTTCTCCGTAGAGATCAGAGCGAACATCAAGTCGGCCGTTGCAGGAAGACCAAATGACTCGGAAGTATCGGTGAGCTCGACATCAGTATTACCAAATCCGGATCGTGTTACCTGAGTCGCAGACCAGATCGGAACATTGAATTCAACCGCCAATCCTCTAACTCCTCGGCAATCGCCTTAATGTAGGAGTAAGTATTGACTGATCCACCGAGACCCTTCATTCGCGAACTAGCACAAATGTTGAGATAGTCGATGTAGATTGAATCCGGAGCAAAGTCCTTTTTCATTCTCAACTCATCGAGAAGAGCACGAAAGTGACCGACATGAGCAGTTGCAGTTGGATACTCCTTAATGATCAATTTTCCCTGAGTCTTCTCTTGAATCTTCGAAACCTTAGTCTTGAAAGTGTCTCTTGGAAGATTCTCAATCTGATCTATCTGAACATCCAGAAGATTTGCATCGATACGTTCCGCGATCTTTTCCTCAGCCATTTCCAAAGTGATGTAGAGAACATTCTTACCCTGTCGAAGATTGTCGGCAGCAAAGTGACACATCGCCAAACTCTTACCAACACCCGTTCCGGCAAGAACAATGTTGAGAGTCTTTCGAGAAACTCCACCCTTTGTGATCGTGTTCAGAAGTTCAATGTCAAAAGGAGTCTTGTCTTCTTGTAGATGATAGAAGTCATATCTCTCATCAACATTCTCAAGATAATCGTGACCGATGTTCGCATCAAAGGAAACCGCAAGTGCTTTTGATAGAATGTCCGGTATCGCTCCTTCGGTGTGTTTCTTGTCCTTTCCGTCAATGATCGAAATAGACTTGACGATTGCAATAGTTACAGCTCGTTGTTTACACCATTCTTCGGTTGTTCGTAACAACCAATCCGTATCACAAAGATCGCCTTTGTCAAGAGACTGGATACAAGAGAGAATATCGTTTGCGTCAGAGCGATTGATGGTTGACGAGTTTTGAAACTCAACCTCAAGCGCTGGAACGTTTGGTATCTTGTTGAACTTCGAGATGAAACTCAGAATCAAATCGTAGACTGGCTTCTTCTCATTCTCAAAGTATTCCGACTTGATGTGAGGAATTACCTTTCGGCAAAAGTCCTCATTCTTCGTTATCGACTGAAGTATTATCGTCTGAAGATCCGTCATTATCTATACTATCCTCCAAAATTTCAACAAGAATGTCACCGATGAAGTTCGAAAAGTCTTCATCGTTTTCAATTTCTTCTTTCGATTTACCAAAGACTGGAGGAACTTCTTCAACTCGATAATCAAATGTGAGTGTTGCCTTTTCACCATCACCATTGGGATCAGATACTTTAACTTTTCCATAGGTATATATTATACCATTATAGGGTTTTTGCAAGACTTTAATTGAAGTAAAATCAGAGTCAGCTTTTTCTACGTATGTTATTTTTGTTTTCATTCTTTATTAAAATTTATAGATCCGCGACAGAGCATCCCAAGAGAGAATGCCGCCAACCAAGTTTTGTAGTTGTACTCGATTTCTATGGGAAAAAGAGTGTTGATACTCCAGATAGCAATGAGTGGACCAAACACCCAGATCACAAGGAGAAACGAAACGATTCCAACAATTTTGATTCCTAACTTCATTCTTCGATTTGCTCCTGTATCATATCCTTACATGCAACCTTGAAACGTTTTTCGATGTAAGATTCAAAGTCGGTCTTCTCGAAAATCTTTTCCCAAAATTGACGATTCATGGTTTGAGCTTCTCGAAGATTCTGAGAAAGTTCTTCACCCGTTTCAGGATTCATTCCCTGATACCAGCCGTTCTTTGGTTTACGAACGTGACCGGATTCAAGCGCCACATCCAAAAGACCAGACCACTTTTGAATACCACCATCCCAAGAGACCGAGATCGGAATCTTTGACTTTTCTCGAACAAATCGAGACTTTTCAACGTTGATGATGAAGTGATAACCCTGAATCTCTGTTCCCTTCTTATCCTGTTGACGACCGATGATCCACACATTGTCGGCGGAATACATGACACCTGTGCCACCCGAGACAATCGCCTTTGGAAACATTCCTTGTTCCATGTAAGTGTGATTGACCGCAAGGAGTGGAATATCCTTCATCGTCAATTGAGGAGTGATCATTCGAAACAAACCCTTCAGTGCCTTTGCACGAGTCATATCCGCAACCGACTTCTCATTCATAGCGTCATCAAGTTCTTTCTTTGATGCGATATTACCGACCGAATCAACGACAATAATAACTTTGTCCTTTCGATCAATCTCATTAAGTTGATTGACCAGATCGAACTTCAATTCCTCAATGTTAGTCACCGGAGTATGTAGAACTCGACTCGTGTCAATTCCAAAGGATTGAAAGTAAGATTGTGGCGATCCAAACTCCGAATCATAGAAGAGAAGAACCGCATCCTCGTGTCGATCAAGATACGACGATGCCATCAAAAGAGCAAAGGATGTCTTGAAGTGTTTTGATGGACCGGCCAGAACCGTGAGTCCCGACGAGA